AGAGAGGCATCTGATTTTATTCAAGAGATGGTTATAAAAGAAATAGATAGAGTTACTCTTGACATAGATAAACTAAAAGAAGAGTTTAATAATCTTTAAATAACAAGAAATGAAAAATAAAGCAGGGGTAGTTATACTAACATTTTTACCAATTTTATTTGCTGTAGTAGCAATTTTTGGAGAAATTAGATGTATTTACAAGATGTGTACATGTAATTGGGAACCTGTTGGTAAAGCTGAGATAGTTTATACTATAGGTACATTTACTGGCTTAGGTGCTATAATTGGATATATTCCTATTGAAGATAAATAGGAATCAATGAAAAACATACTAAATAAAATATCAGAAGCCATAGGTAGTTGGTTCAAAAGAAGATGGGATGACTACAATGAAGACTTTAAGAAATACGGAGGAATTTAAACAACAAGAACAATGAAAGAAGAACAAGAAATAGGATGGGTATCTGCTTTAATTAAGTGTGACCTATGTAGTCATGAGTCATTGTCAGTACATCATGTTTCTTGTGATAAACTTGAGTGTGCTAATTGTGGGAATATGTCTCACTTTGAAGTTTTAGAATATTATACAAATGAAGAACTATGAAACTAAACAGAGAAGACCGTAAAGAAGAAGTAGGTGGTATTACAACTGCTCTATTGCTTATAGCTGTTGCTATGTGTGGTATTGGTGCTATTTTACAAGTAATTTTTAATTTATTTTAAGATGGAAAATTATCCAAAATGGGTAAACAATCTTGTTTACTTTTTAGCCGGAATTGGCTTTGGTCATATTTTACTTAATTTTATACTCTGAGTTATGCCAGATATGTCAATGTGTGAAGGAACAGACTGTCCTTTAAAAGAAACTTGTTATAGATATACAGCTATAGCAAATGAATTTAGACAAACATACCTTTTTGATATACCTTTTGATAAAGAAAAAGGAAAATGTGATTTTTACTGGCCAAGTAAAATTATGAAAGATGGGAAAGATAATTCTTGAGTTTGACTCTAATGAAGAAAAAGATGATGCTAGAACAGCGCTAGATGCCTATAAATGGAAAGGTGTTGTTTGGGATCTTGACCAATATTTTAGAGGTATTATCAAACATGGTTATGATGGTAACAGAGAAGCTAGTTCAGAAGAGATTGATATAGCTGATAATATAAGAGGTAAATTAAGAAGTATCTTAGAAGAGTATAATTTAAATCTAGAATAATGAGTGTAAACAAAAAAGACTACAAAGTAGTAGAAGAAAAAGATGGTCATATGACTTGGTATTTAGTAAAGAAAAAGTTCTTATGGTTCTTTTGGAATACTATTAAGAACAATTCTGGTTCACCAATGCGTTATACTTCCAGAAAAGCTGCACAAGCTTACATTAACTTTCTAAAGTGATAATTTCTACATGTGTTAGGAAAGTACAGCGGATTAAGAGATTATGTCAGTTGTAGAAAAAGTCACAAGAAAGAGTATGATTATTAGACCAAGTGGAAGGAGCACTGATTACATTGCTCCTTCTTTTGGTCATGGCTGTTTGTATAACTGTACTTACTGTTATATGAAGAGACATAAGCCGGAAGGATTAACCGTAGCTAAAAATACTATGGATATCCTGACAGAAATCAATTCCCATGCATTCTTTGCAGATGTAGAGAAGCCAAATCAGACTGGAGATTATATTACATATGATATCAGTTGTAATGAGGATTTTGCTTTACATGCTAAGTATCATGAGTGGGAAACAATCTTTAAGTTCTTTAGAGATCATCCCCTGGCTATGGGTTCATTTGCTACTAAGTATGTAAATAAAGAACTCCTGACATTCAATCCTGAAGGTAAAGTTAGAATTAGATTTAGTCTGATGCCCTATCAGTTGCAATCAAAGCTTGAACCTCATACAAGTCCTATTCATGAGAGACTTTTAGCTATACCACAGTTTTTAAATGCTGGATATGAAGTTCATTTGAACTTTAGTCCTGTTATTGTACATGATAATTGGTTACAGCATTATATGAGTTTGTTTAACAATGTAGACAGAATAGCCAAAACACACGGCTGGGATGATGATAGAGTTAAAGCTGAGGTAATCTTTTTAACTCATAATGAAGAGAAGCATAGGTATAATGTGGAACACAAATTACCAGGTGAAGAGTTTCTTTGGACACCTAAGATACAAGAAGGTAAGATATCTCAGTATGGTGGTAGAAATGTACGGTATGAGCATAATAGAAAAGCAGACTACATAAAACAGTTTATTCAAATACATGATGGTATAATACCTTGGAACACCATCAGATACATCTTTTAAAATGGAAAAGAACATAACACATGAAATGCTGGAATTATCAGCACAGATTGCAAAAGAGCACTATGAATTGACAGACAATGTAGATAGAAACTTAAACTATCTGTGGTATATGTATCATAAAGGTAGTAAAGTTGGGACATTCCGTCCTTTTGTATATATGGCAGAGTTACAACTGCTAAAGAGAATGGGCTACATTAATGATACTGAGATAAAAAACATGATTGCAATGTTAGAATCTTCAGATGAAGAGAACCTGCATATGGTTACTCTATCAATTAAGAGCTTTAGAGATCTAAGAATTAAAGAACATGGTGAGTATAGTAAAGTGAATCAGGTCTATTGGAAGATTGCCAAAGATTACCCACATGAGATACTTAACCATGAAGTATTTATGCAAACAATGGCAGCTAAGTAATGGCAAATGTAGTAGTAGAACACATAGTAAAGGAAATAAGGTTAGATAATAAGGACATAGAGATTATGAGTCCAAAAATTATAGCCGGCTATGTGATGTATAAATACAAATGCAGTCCTTATTTAGCTAAACAAATTGCTAAAAAATTAACAGATGTTTACAGTAAAACTAGTTAAACGTGATGGTCAATTGGTTTATCCAGATGATAAATCTAAATTAAACTATCAAATATTCTTGGATAAATTACCTGAAGGACAACAGGTTGAAGTATTTATGGGAATTACATCTGATGATGGTTCTGTGGCACAATTAGCTAAAGTACATGCGTGTATAAGAGTATTAGCTAAAGAATCCGGATACACTTTTGATGAAATGAAAACTATTATAAAACAGCAAGCTGGTCTATGTTATGACGCAGATGGTGCTGAATACTGTAAGTCTTTTGCAGACTGTAGTAAAACTGAATTAGTATTAGCTATTGAAGCTTGTATAGAAATTGGTAAAGATTTTAATCTTAATCTAAACTAGGTGCTTTATAGCCCTTATCTCCTGGTTCTAAAACTTCTTTTTCATCAAAAAGATTTTGGTCACTAGCAGATTGCTCTATCTCAGATAATAATAGAGTAATTGTACGGAAGGCTCTTTGAACTTCATCTAAATCTTTATATTCTTTTGTTAAAGAATCTTTTAGATACTGTTCTCTGTTTTCTTCAGGCATTTGCTTAAATATGTAAAGAGAAGTAGCTTTTACCATAAGATAGTATGCTTTATTTACTTTAATGTCAATAATTGCATCATCTTTAATTTCTTTTACCTTAATAGCCATTATGTTATACTTTTTAACAAATATACATGATTATGAGTAATATACTAGATGTAGATGATTATAAACAAAAAATATTTAATAAACTTGAACCTAGCGGTTGGGGTAGAGTTCTTAAACCTTTTATATTTAGTTTAGAATTTGAAAAGATTCTAACTGAACTATATAATATGTCCAATAATGGACAAAGGTTTACTCCTGTACTAAAAGATGTGTTTAGAGCATTTGAAGAGTGCCCTTATGACGAATTAAAGGTTGTAATGGTTGGACAAGATCCTTATCCTACACTAGGTGTAGCAGATGGTATTGCATTTAGTTGTGGTAAATCTGAAAAAGAACAGCCTTCTTTAAGGTTTATGCTTGATGAAGCACAAAAGATGTATCCATTCTATGATAGACCATTAGATTTAAAAAGATGGTCTAACCAGGGTATACTTATGTTAAATACAGCTCTTACAACTGAAGTTGGTAAGATTGGTAAGCACTATGAAATCTGGGCTCCATTTACTGCATATCTATTTGATTACTTTAAGAACTTTCACCCAGGACTAGTTTATGTCTTTATGGGTAAAAAATCTCAGGAGTGGGCAGATATGTGTGGTGAAAATTGTACTAAATTTATGGTCTCACATCCTGCAAGTGCTGCTTATAATGGTAGCAAATGGGATTCTAAAGGTGTCTTTCAAGAAGTATGGACCACAGTTAAACATTTATATAATTATTCAATTCACTGGTAATGCAAGAAGTATTTAACAAACTAATAAAAGCAGGACTTAGTCCTAATGCATTCTATGTATTGTATTGTATACATAATAAGGTAGTGCCAAATGATTTGGTCAATGCTTCTATTGAAGTTGCTAAGTTAAAATCAGATAATTATATTACAGAGGGCTTGAAATTGTCAGGGAATAGCATTATATTTATACAAGAAATTGAAAGCTATTTCAAGAAGTCTAAGAAGAAAACATCTAAAAACCTTATGGGTGATGATTTTCTAGATAACATTAAAACTTACAATGAATGTTTTCCGGCAACTAAGCTGCCAAGTGGTGTTTATGCAAGAGTTAATGTAAAAAGTCTAGAGAATGCATTTAGATGGTTCTTTGAAACATTTGATTATTCATGGGAAACAGTAATTCAAGCTACTGAGAAATATGTGGAGGAGTATTCTATTAATAGATACAACTACATGCGTAACTCACAATACTTTGTTAGAAAGCAGAATACAGATAAAACCTGGGATTCTACTTTAGCAACTTATTGTGATATGATTTCACAGGATGATTATGAAGCACCTGTCTTCTTTAAAGAAAAGATTGTATGATTAGATTTAAATTATTTCTTATTGCAACACTAGGGTCTATTGTATCCTGGTTACTTGTTAAGACTGTTTTAGTAGATATGAATATCTTGCAGTTTTTAGCAATTGAATTTATAGTAGGCTTCTCACATTATATCTATAATGATATGAAGCTTAGATTTACTGAATAAATCCTTTATTATGGCAGAATTATATAACGGTGCCCGGGCTCTGAAGCCTGTGAGTGAAAGAGACGCTCTTAGAAAAGCCCTTCTTAAGATGAAGGCTAGAAGATCTGGTGAGCTTAAATCACTCAAAAGTTCATGGCCCAAATTTAATGATGCCTTCTGTGATGGATTGGAATGGAGAACTATCACCGTAGTTGGTGCTAGACCGGGAACAGGTAAAACTTTATTTATGGAACAATTGATCTCTGATATTATTGAAGAGAACAAAGACCATAAGTTTAGAGTACTTAAGTTCCAGTTTGAAATGCTTGATGAGACCAATGGTATCAGAAAGCTGAGTCTGAATACTGCTTCTGATTACAATACATTAATGAGCAAGGGGGAACCTGTGGATAAGGATCTATACTTAAGATGTGTACAGTACTATGAGCAAACTGCCGAGACTGATGTCATAGATGTAGTATATGATCCGTGTACTGTTGATGAAATGTGTGCTACTATACATTATTATATGGAAGCTCACAAAGATGAAAATGGGAACTATACAAATGCTCTG